TAGTGGGCTCCGTGGAGACTGTGCTGGACTCCGTGGAGACTGCACTAGACTCTCTGGAGACTGTACCGGACTCTATGGAAACTGCACTGGACTCCGTGGAGACTGCACTAGACTCTCTGGAGACTGTACCGGACTCTATGGAAACTGCACTGGACTCTCTGGAAACATAGATGACTGTGAACCAGATGGTCCTTTCCCAACCGACATCGAACGCCTAATTGCCAATTAGGCAACTGTAACAAACCAAAAGGAGAATGAAAAATGGGCAAGATAACAACGTTTGTATCCGGCGATCAAATTGGCCGCATATTGCTTCTGAACTGGAGAGCAACGGAAATCGCTAAGGGTCTGCAATTGGATCTAAAAGTACCTACCGCTTTGGTAGGTGATACAGGCTGTGGCAAAACAACTGTAGTAAAGACGTTTCACAAAAGGTTAGCCACAGCCTTGAAGAAGAAGAAAATACCACTAAACATATACAAACTGATTCTTTCTATGGTACCACCGGAAGATATAGGTGGACTGCCACAATATGACAAGGTTAGTGGTAGGGTGTTGCATAGGATGCTTATGACTCTTCCATTTGATTCGGAAGAATGGTCGATCATATTCATGGATGAGTTTGACAGGGGTACGCCTGAAACACAGAATGCTGGATTGCAAGCCCTATTGGGAGGCGAATATCATGGGCACTTTATATCTCCCAACGCCTATCCTATATGCGCCCTAAATGGCACTGCTGACATATACACCAATCCTATGTCGCAAGCGGCACGTACCAGAATGTGTACGATATTCATGTCAAGCAACAGTGAGGGAGATTCCAGAAGCTATGACAACTGGGCAAGAATGAATGGAATACCTCAAGTCTGTAGGACGTTCAGTGAACAGTTTGGGAGTGAGTATCATAGCGTAAAAGACTATGAGGAACTGGCAGTCTGTACACGCAGAACGGTAGACATGTGTGGCATGGTAACTATCGCAAAGCAAGCGGTAGATACAAGCGATACTCCATTCGAGACAGACGACATATATCAGCCCATACTTGCCGGAATAATTGGGATGAAAGCTGCTTCCATATATATGTCAATAGAGAAGTCTATCAAAGAGGGACTAGACCCACATGATATTTTGGACAATGCAGACGAAGCGGAAATCCTAACTGACCCATCTATGATTTACTATCTCATGCAGGCATGTATGGGCATAGTCAAAGACAGGTATGGTTCGGACATGAAGAAGGTCAAGTCTCTAGCATCCTATGGAATGCGTCATAGGTCAGATGAATGGAAAGAGATTTGGATGACTCAATTAGGCAAAATGTTCCCAGAGTTCATCAAGACTAAAGAATACAGTAGGTGGGTGAACGTGAAGAAACGCAAGAACATCGGTATAATGTGAGGTACTTATGGGAAAGAAAAATGAAATAGATGTTCAGGCGTATGAACATCTCATTACCAAGTGTACTCTTGAGATATACTCAAGGGCGCCATTTCTAGCCGTCATACTCATTGGTATGAAAGCAGTATATGATAACAAAATGCCGTTTATAATGGGCACAGACGGAGAACACCTTTTTGTAAACCCAAATAAACTGTTGTTGGAACTGTCTATAGCTGACGTTAAGTTTATCTTGGCACATGAAGCAATGCACTATGTTCAAAAAAGTCACATACGAATTGCCCAATATTACAGAATAAAAGACAGAAGAGATTGGTCAGAAGCTACGGCTATGTTGTACAATATAGCTAGTGACTTGGCTATAAATGATATACTTATAACAGACGGTTGGAAACCACCTAAGTTACTGCCGCCAGCAATACCAGGTAGGGGTGCATTTAGTTTCCTTAAACGACACATGGATACAGAGTACTACTTTCAAAAGCTGATGCAGAAGTACCAATCCGAGAACAAAAAGGAAAAGCAGGGAAGTGGCACACCAGACTCTAAAGGAAGTGAGGAAGGTAATGAAGGTGGTTCAGATAAATCTAAACAAGAACAAAATACAGGTGAAGGTGATGGAGGGGATAAAGAAGGGGGACAGGATGGAAGTCCGAAAGACCGAAAAGATGGAGGTGCCAAGGAAAAGGGCAAGGACAAAACTTCTAACAATGGCCCCGCAGAAGTAGACTACCAAGAAATTGTCAGGCAATTAAAAGAATATAAGGATTATGATTTACTGCCCAGTAAAAAGGGTGGTGCCACAGAGACGGACATAAACAATAAAATCTCTATGGTTCTAGGCAAGGGTTGCGGTGGTCATCAAGACAGCTATCTACGCACCAAAGTAGGTGGTGAACTCTTACCCCCTAAGATACCTTGGCAACGCCAACTTCGTATGTTCCTAACGGCAAGAGAACACTCCAAAGCTTCCTATACTAGGCCGTCAAGAAGAAGGACATCGTCCACATTTATATATCCATCCAGAAATAATAGGACGCTAGGGAACGTAGCCTTGGTATGTGATACTTCTGGCAGTATGATTAACCTACTGCCTTTTCTGGCGACAGAAATATACTCACTAGTGGCAACGTTTGCTAAGAGTATGTTCTGGATCATAATGACAGATACGGAAGTGCGTAAGGTGTTTGAAGTGGGCAAAGGTAAGGCACTTCCTACCAGAGAAGACTTCGCCTTTGAAGGATTAGGTGGCACAGAACTGACTCCAGGAATTGCCAGAGCGTCCCGTCTGAACGCGGATATAATTATCATAGCTACAGACATGGAATTCTCTGGGTGGCCAGAAAAACCTAACAAACCTGTTATATGGGTTGCGCCGGAATACATCGTGGAGTACAGAACTAACAGGGGTATTTTACCCCCCTATGGTTCTGTTATTGGGATGAACGTTGAAACTGAAATCAGACACTAAGAAAGTGAGGATGGTATGAGAGGCAAGACATGTTCAGAGATGGCTATGGATTATCACAAAAAGCACAACATTGTTCCAGTTGAAGAGACGTACACACATACCTACAGTGATGGAAGTCAATTGGAATTTCTTATAGAGAACCATGAAAAAGAAGTTCTAATCAGAGATGAAGGAGAAATGTGGCCTGTGAACGTCATGACCAATGAACTTGTAGTATTGGTACGTGGTCAACATGTACACCACATTGAGTGGTTTGAGGGACGCAAGTTTAGAACCGTCAAAAGCGCGATCAAAGCCATCGTTGAGAGTGAGAAAGGAAAGTAGTTATGGTGCTATACTTAGAGTTGGTAAACTACTGCAACATGCGTTGCGCACATTGTTGCATGGATGAACGAACTAACCGAAAGGAACAGAAATGAAAACGTTACGTCAAATGGTTGATGAACTAGACGACCACAGTGTGTTGTCTATAGTGCCTACAGTATTTTTGTCTAAGATATATGGCCCTAGTCACATGAGTGCGACTAAAAACCATATACTCCATGTATATTACAAGGACAGAATGACGGAGTACTGCCCCCTATCAGACGAACTGTTGGATAGTGATTTGTCAGACGTTACTGGAATACTTAAGCACGTAGCGGCCTGCAAGATGTTGTATGAATTTGCTACCGATGACTTTATTGGATTCCCATTCCTTGTGCGAACCGGATGGGAAGGAAGTGACGCTAGTCTTCATATTTCGCTGGAAGAGTATGGTTTTGCATGGAAGAAAAACAACGATGGTAGAACATCGTTTCTATACAAAATAGACGATGGGCTGAACCTAGCTACTTCTACATTCGGATTGGCAAATATAGCTAAAGATACCAAGGTGATGAAGAACTGGGAATATTTGAACAGGGAAGATAACCTAAGAAGTATGTTGAATAGTTATGGTATTTCTAAAGAAGATTTTATAGCAATGCCGTTTGAACGTTCGGTTGAAATGATGTATAGGTACTGGGGGTTTGCGAACGTGTTTCTTTCTAATCCGTACCCAATAACTATACTGTGTAACGAAAACACACCACAAACTCTACGTCGCAAATAAGTAGTGTGTGGTGATATTTGGCATTTGTTAAGTAACTTTTCGTTTGATATACTACCGTATAAAGGAAACAAAATGATTAGACTAAGAGGCAAAATTCCGGTAGATGATGAGTTGGACATCGTGAAGATGGACAGAAAAGAAGTGACTGAAACTGTCACCGTAACAAGCATCCCTATAAGACTGGTAGCACGATTCATGGAGTGTGCTGTTGAAGGAGGTTTCAACAAAAGAGAGTTTGTTATGTTGGCAATGATGTTCGCTATTAGGAAGATGGGCAAGAAAGTGCCCACATTCAAAGAACGTGCTAAAGTAAATGCCATTTACAAGCACATCATAAAGAGGGTGGAACAATGACATTAGATGACAAACTTTTACAAGAAGCGAAGAGTATAGCATTTGGTTTGTATAGTGCCAATGCTCGTAATGCCAACAGGTACGGGTTTGTAGGAAACTCTAAAGACGGCATTACATATGGGGAGTTTCTCTTTCCTGGTGAAAGTGAAAAGCACGTAGATTGGATTATAGAGTTACCTTCTGCAAATTGGCGGAAAGCAAAGGAGTAATGAGATGAAATACACCAAAAAAGAAAAGATGAGAAAACCTAGCTGGGAAAAAACTTTAGAAGTGGAAGGCGCGTATGTGCAAACACTAGTGACTTGTATGTACAACCACTTTAGGGATACTGGAACAACAAACGATTATCAAAATGGTACCGAAAACAGAAACGACGCAAACCTTCTGGAAGAAGATACACTTACAGAACTAGCTGGAAAAGCATTCAAGAAAGCTTATGAGGCATGGGATGGGGTACGGAAGTTTCGTCCACTATACCGAGTGACCTACCTTAACTTGGTGAAGAACGCGGCAAAGAGGGAAAGACTCCGCACTTATAGGTTTCCTAAGATACTGAATATTACTAATGAACTTGGGGAATCTCCATTAAACAACGTTGCGGATATGCGCACGTACTTACAGCCAGAAGAATGCACGGACTTCACTGACTTTGTAGATACTCTTCCAGACCATTGCAAGATATTAGTCAATGCTATACTAAACCCAGAAATACTAGGCGTTGAATCATTAACCACAATGAGGGATGTGGCGGACAGCTTGAGCAAGTATGCAAGAAGTCTAGGATGGAACAAGCATTATTACGCACGTACCTTCACGGAAATAAAGAAGAAATTAAAGGAGAGAGCCAATGGCACGAACACGCTTCGCAAACTCTACCCAAAAGAAAGTATCTTTCAGGTATAGGAAAGAGTTGATTGAACTAGACGGCACACCATACACAATGTTTGGTGTATCTATGTATCTAGTCAAAACCCCTATTTCTTTATACTACAAACACTGGAAGAAATGCGTACCCTTTGAGTTTGAACGTGGGGTACTAGCATCCGAATGGGCAATAGTTTTGAAAAAGCCCAGAATGCTTCTGTTCAAAAGGTCTGAACCAACAATACAGGAAATTAAACTTACCTTGCAGAGGTATATCAACACATACTTTTGTGGTAAAGAAGTCATATTCAAGAGATGTGCAGATGCTATGCTGGAAGCAGGTTCAAAAATAGAAGCAAGGCAGATACAGACAGACTACATTAAGAAGTATGGCCTATGGCAGTTTGGCTCTCACAACGAGACACAGACTGTTGGATTCAGAAACCTTAGGAAGCGCAAACCGGAATTTGCACACATCTTCAACAATAGTTGGGCAGATGATACAGAACCAAGAGTGGCTGTACCAAGCCTAACCACACCGGAGTATAGATGATGGCTAACATAACAGCAGAACTAATACACTTAAGAGGGTTAGACCGTATATTGGTAAAGATACCATTCAAGAAAGCATGTACTACTGATTTTGACTTTACCGGATACAATGAAGAGTCCAAGGATAACTCTCTAAACAGAGTAATAGAGATAAACGCATTCAATTTATGGGAACTAGAGAATAACGGAGTTGAATTTTCGGAAGAAGTGAGTACGCTCTACAAACTGGTCTTTGGTAAGCGTAAAACAGATATTGAGAACGTGGCTCTTAATAATGGGCACAAACTCAAGAAGTACCAACTAGAGGGAGTAAGGTTCATGGACCAGAAGAGGGGACGTGTACTACTCACAGATGAGATGGGACTAGGTAAAACAATACAGGTCATAGCCTATATGATGGCTAGAAAAGATAAAATCAAAAGAACTGTTGTGGTGTGTCCGGCACACATTAAGCTAAATTGGAAAGATGAGTTCGGTATGTTCTGGAAAGACTCCCATGTAGAAGTCATTTTTGGAACAAAGCTATATAAAATACCCGCCAATAAAAGGGTATTAGTGTTAAATCAGCATCTACTAAAAAGTTGGATAATGGAACTATGCGCATTCAAACCAAACCTCTTAGTCATTGATGAAGCCCACTCGTTAGTAAACAGGCGCACTAAGACATTTGGGTACATAGAAAATCTAGCCGAAAATACAAAGCGCATTATACTTCTAACTGGCTCCCCTCTTGTAAACTCTCCTAAAGATTTATGGAGCCTAGTCAATATGCTGAATCCTCTGATCCTTGGAGGATACACACGGTACATACACCATTTCTGCCCAGAGCATGAGTATCATGCTATGCAGACCAAGTTCAACCGAAACGCCTGGGCTAGAAGACTACAGCCACAGAAAGAGACCACCATTCCAATAAATATGGAGAACAAAAGAGTACTCCATGAAGTATTGGTATCCACAGTAATGCTGCGGAGGTTGAAGAAGGAAGTTGCCAAGTATCTTCCGAAACAGATTAGAAAAGTGATTAAGATACAGATAGATAATAAAACTTTTTGGAAAGCAGAGAGAGAACTACGTGCCGTTATACAAGAAGAATTGGCAGGTAGGGGCAAGGATGGTGAAATTGTTGACTTCAAACCGTACAGTAGAATGCGCAGACTTGTTGGAGAACAGAAGTTTGAATATATATGTGAATGGATAGACTTGTTCCTAGAAGAATCTACGGAAAAACTGATAGTAGCGGGATGGCATATCAATCTGATGGAAAAGCTACACAAGAAATATGAGAAGGTAAGCTACCTAATAACTGGCAAGGTATCTACAAAAAAGAAACATGAAATCAAAGTACAGTTTCAATCAAAAGACAGTGCCAAGAGAATTATCTTTGGGAACTTGAAATCAATAGGAACTGGATCAACACTCACAGCGGCCAGTACAATGCTTACCGTTGAACTCCCCTATACTGGGGCAGACTTAGACCAGCTTGAGGCACGTATTCACAGAATTTCACAAAAGGCCAAGAGTGTCTTATACGTGTACTTCATAATCAAAGATAGTTTGGAAGAACGGATACTAGAGTACATAAGCAGGAAACAGAAAGAGGCTTATGACATTCTGGATAACAATACGAAGGGACGTACTATAAAAGACGTGGCAGACGACTCGGTAGACACAGACATGTTGAAAACGCTACTTTTGGAAAAGCAATAGAAAGGAAATTGATATGGATACAGTGTTAAAGTGTCCTTGGTGCTATAAGCAAATACAAAAGATGATTGGAATGTTCGGTAGGTGCCCACATTGTGCCGGATGTGTTGTGAAAGTACGTGGAAACTTGAGACGAGACGGTGTGTTTGTGCAGGGCACAGACAATTGGGCAGGGAAAAAGAAACAGAAAGGAAACTGACAAATGACCAAATCAATGGCAAATAGAATGGAGCATATCAAGAAACTATCCAACCTAATAAGCAGAGCCAATGATGCATACTACAACACAGAGACTCCAATACTAAGTGATTCGGAGTATGATAAGAAAAAAGAGTTATTGGCTAAACTGCACCCACATGCCTACGTGCTACAGAAAATAGGCGCAAAGGTAAGAAGTGCTCCAAAAAGTCGCAAACCTGGAAGCAAAATGGGGAGCCTAGCAAACATAAAGACCGTACAAGCATTGAATGAATGGAAGAATCAATACGGTGTTAAAGAGACTTTAATAACCCCAAAAATAGATGGACTGTCTTGTGAACTCGTCTACGACAAATACGAACTCATTGGAGCGTACACAAGAGGTGACGGAATTACTGGTTCTGATGTGACACAAGCAGCTATCTCCATGAAGGGTGTACCGAACTTCATAGAATCTAAAAGCCTTTGCATCATTCGTGGAGAAGTATTCATAGACTACGAAACATTTACCAAACTTAACGAAAGAAGGATAGCACAGGGGAAGACCCCCTACAGTTTGCCAAGGAGTGCCGCCGCAGGCATTCTACTTTCATGCGCCAGAGAGAGTATAAAAAATTCAGGACTGCGCTTCATAGTTTGGGAAGTGTACAAAGGTAACAAAGGCGTATTCAGAAAATATACTTCCGAAAGAGAACGTCTTCTATATGCGGAAAGGTTGGGGTTTGAGGTGGTACATAGGATATTGCACAAGGGCGACTACAGTGAAGAGTTCTTGGAAGAGTTGAACAAGATACGATTGGCACTCCCCTACACTACTGATGGAATAGTCATAAGCCTAAACAACACCGACATACTAAAGAAAGCGGGTTGGACAGAGACTTGTCCAAAGGGTAAAGTTGCGTTTAAGTTCCCATCTATGAACAAAGTGACTACAGTAAATAAGATCACTTGGCAAGTAGGTAGAACTGGTAAGATAACACCAGTTGCACACTTTACGCCAGTACTGTTAAATGGCTCGTCAGTAGCAAAAGCAAGTCTAAGCAGCGTTGGCAACCTCATATCACTAGGTGTTGGTGAAGGTTCAAAGGTAAGGGTTGAAAAGGCTTGTGAAATTATTCCACAGATAATAGAAGTACTCACAAAGACCGATGCAGTAATACCTAAAAACTGCCCAAAATGTAGTACACCGTTAGTAAGAAACAAGACTGTAATTAACAAAACCGGACACCATCTTATGTGTACAAACCCAATGTGCGCTTCACGACTACCTCTAAGACTACAACACTACTTTAAAACTATTGGTATATTAGGTATGGGGCCAGAAGCTTCAAAAGCTGTGGGAAATATCCTAGACAATCTATATAGTGTGTATGACCTGCCGCACACAAAGCTTATGAGTGTTCTTGGCATCATCAACGGCGCGAAGCTGCATAAAGCAATACATGAAAACAAGACTATTAAGATGGTACTGTTACTTGAAGCACTAGGATACCCTAGCATTGGCACAGTACAGGCTAGAAAGTTAGCCAAGGTATTTAAAGATGTAACCGTTTTTGAAGAAAGCACAACCCTACAACAATACATGCTGTTGGTAGAATGTGCCGGTATAAAGGGAAACTACACAAGGAGAACAGTAGCAAAGCAACTATTTGATGGGCGTTCAGAAATAATAGAGTTGTGTAAACGCCTGAATCTACAAGTACTAAAACTTAAAAGAAAGTCTAACATACTTGGTAAAAATATCTGTATAACTGGAACCTTGTCTGTGAAGAGAAAGGAGATGGTAGAGCGGATAGAGGATTTAGGTGGTAACTTTGTAAACTCCCTGACACAAAAAACTGACATACTTATTATTGGACACGATGCGGGAAGTAAATCACAATATGCAAAAGATTTAGGGATATGGACTCTTTCAGAAGAAGAGTTCAACAACCATATTGGGGAGAACTTAAATGAGGCATGATCTAAAGATAGACTTTGCCAGACTTGCACAAGAACAAGGACTGAAAATAGCTAGACCAGGAGAACGACACTACAGAGAGGGTTGGGTATGTTTGAAATGTCCATTTTGTTCAGGCAAGGCCGGAAATCACCTAGGGTTTAACCCAAGGGCTAACGTCTTCACCTGCTTTAGATGTGGCCGGCACGGAAAGTATGAAACAGTGGGACTGTTGTTGAATGTTGATAAGGGCAAGGCATACGACCTTTGTAAGAAATATGCCTTAAATGTTTGGGAACAGGAAAGGTTGGAAAATGACAAAAGAAAAAATAAATCTTTTACGCCAAAGAAAGGCAAGGATAAGTTCTTATTGCCTGGAACTGATACGCCTATGCGGATGCACACGGAGTACTTGGAAAATCGTTCCTTTGATACTTTGGACCTTATTAGTGTTTGGGGTATTAAATTTACTCATAGGGTGGGCGAATATGCGTATAGGGTGGTTATCCCAATCACTTACAAAAACCGAGTAGTCTCTTTTACGACTAGGGACGTTACCAATCAGGCACAAGACCGCTACTTAGCTTGTCCACCTAGTGAAGCTCTTAGACATCATAAAGACTGCGTATATGGATTAGATCAATCCACTTACAAAACCTGTATAGTTGTTGAAGGGCCATTCGATGTTTGGCGGATAGGGGTAGGGGCGGTATGTACTTTCGGAACTGGATACACCCACACACAAGCTAAGTTAATAGCGTCAAGATTCGAGAAGTCATATATTCTATTCGACCCAGAAGAAAAGGAAGCCGCACAAAGAGCGGAAGGACTTTCACAAGTGCTGTCAGGGTACCCAAAGCATAAATCACTTGTGATTACCTTATCGGACACTAACGGCAAGGACATAGCAGACCTTACAGATAGGGAGTGTAAACCGATGCGGAAACTTTTAAGGTGAGAAACGATGCTATAATACGGACGTTTGAAGAGCGTAGCAGCTGACATGCTAGAATGTATGCAACGACCCTCGCAAAGCGTGAAACGATGCTATTATACGCACGTTACAAGACAAGAAACGCACGTTAGAGCAAAAAGGATACAAGCAAATGCGGACAAAGGCACAAAAAGCGGACACACACGACAAAAGCATAGTGAACGGTAATGGACTGTTCACTACTTCGGAAGCGGCTAGATACCTTGGATTCTCAAGGGTGCATATCTTCCTGCTTGCCAAATCAGGCAAACTTCACCCAGTTCTTTCATACTATGGAACGACCGCTCTATACACAAAGAAAGAATTGGACAAATTCAACAAAACACACGAACGCAGAAAGTTGGCTAAAAATGAAAGTAAAACCGGAACACAGAGAGTACATGCAAAAAAGAATACAGGAGTATCTAAAAAGTCATCCAGACATGGTAGAAAAATATGAGACAGGAAACTTCCCCAGATCAGATAAAGTGAAAGACCTGCAAACTAGATTCAACATGGATTTACTTTACGCTGCTGGTATGTGTAGATGGACATGCGATGTTCTTTACAAATACGTGAATGATACTCACATTTGTTCTGTTTTGAAGTCGATCTGCCCAAAGGTAGTTAAACGGTACTAAAACGAAAGGAAGAAAAAATGAAAACGTTGATTAGTGTTGCGGCGGAACAAGAGTTGAAAGACTATAGCTCTTTGTTCGATCTGCAACGCCAGCGTAGCGTCGAAGCCAACAAGCTTTGGCAGAAGGATACAGGTGAACAATGTAACCCGGACTTGGGAGAACTATTACGGTATTTCATGGCGCAGCGTGATTTGCTGGATAAGTTTTATTGGTTGTTGCGGGAAGGTAAGTATGCAAGCGACGAGTATGCCGACGCAATGGAGCAGTACGAGCGTAAGGATTTCTGTAGATCGAATGCCGATCTGTCCAAAGGTAGTTAAACGGTACTAACAATGGAAATAAAATCAGAGCATATTGCATTCACAAAAATGCTGACACAAGAACCAACCATCTTTGCATTATTGCCCAACCATTGTTTTCGTAATCCAGATATTTCTGTAGCCGCAAAAGGTTTATATTCTTGGCTCATTACATTGCCAAAAAACAGAAAAATTACGAGTCAATTTGTTCGCAAGAATTTCAAAGAAGGCAGGGTCATGTTCTTGCGACTTTGGAGAGAGTTAATTGATGCGAAATATCTGGTAAAGAAGAATAAGGGTGGTAAAGTTTATTGGAAGATTTTAATTGTTCCATTGAATAGCGGACTTAAAAGCAAAACTCTAAAAATCGTCAAAATTTCCGAAAATTCAAATTTAGCGAATTTTGACGATTTTTCGTCCGATCCAAAAGAAAGTAACATAAAGAATAATGGAATAAATTTAGAGAGTAGGAGTATTACTTTCCAAAAGAAAAAAAAGAAAGATAAAAGAAGAAATACAATAAAGAAGAAAAAGAAAGACAAAAAAGAAAAGGTAAGTGCCGGAATTGAACCTAATTTTCCAGCAGAAAATCCATTAGAAAATCCACTAAATCAACCCAAAGCATTATTAGATATTCCGGTTGGTCACGAGGCATTTAGACTGCATTGGAATGGATTAGCAGAAAAGTATGGATTTAGGAGATGTTTGGATGCTTCTCTGCTCGCAACTAAAATTTCCGCATTGTCATCGAGATTAAAAAAGTTGCTGGGCAATAAAGGTTGGGAATATTATTGGGAGAATGTTGAAGAGACCATGGTCCGGTACTTTGGGTGTGAGTTTTCAATGCATTTCGATATTGAGTTTGCGCTAAATCCGAAACGATCCATAATACTCATGGAAGGATGTTACGATAAGCCCCTACTTTCTAAATCCGATGCGACTATCACAAAAGCCGAAAATGCTGGAAAAAAACATCTTAAAGCGTTGGAAAGTAAAATGAAGAACTTAACCGGAAAGGAACTGGAATCATGCACAAATGAAATCCGAGTTTGGAAGGGTTTACTTAGTGGATTACGATCAGAGAAATCCGCTACTAAGAACTTGTCAAAGTGGGAATTTGTAGAAGGAACAGTAAATGAAGCTAAAGATTAAACAGACCAAAGTTTCCGTAGAGAAGCGCATGTTACATGCAATGATATTGTCCACCGATTTTTTAAAGAACTATGCCTACATCCATAAACACGGTTATTTTATTACAAGTTATGGGGAGTGGGTTGCAGAAACTTGTTTATCGTATTACAAGGACTACAAAGAAGCTCCAGGAAAAACAATTTTAGAACTGTATGCACAAGCTATAAAGTTAAGAACCATAAATCCGACAATTCAGGACATAACTCTAAAGTTTCTAAAATCTGTTCCATACGACGGATTTGCTAATGTGAATGTGGAATACCTTTTGAAGAGATCAAAAGACCACATAATACTGCGTGTACATAAACTTTTAAAAGATAGATTGGAAATAGCTTTAGACAAAGAAGACCCAGTTTTGTGTGAGAAGGCCATTTCAGATGTTAAAAAGATTGAACTGTCTTCTGGCAATGTTTGTAATCCATTTACGGACAAAGAGAAGATAATGAATGCGTTTCTCAAAGATGAGAAGCCACTGTTCAAACTAACTGGTGCTCTAGGTAGAATGATAAATCCGCAATTAAAGCCCAAGAAGATGGTAGCTTTCTTGGGAAGAGCTAAGTCGGGTAAGACTTGGTGGCTATATCTACTTGCGATCATTGCAAAAAGATGGGGAAATAATGTTGCGGTGTTTGCTGCTGGTGATGAAGATGAAGACAGCAGTATAGTTAGATGGGGGTGTATGCTTACTGGAAAGAACTCGGAAGAAGAGTATACAGGAAAGTTTGCAATGCCTGTAATGGACTGTAGGAAAAACCAAACAGGGGAGTGCTCACGGTCATGCAGAAAGTGTGCGTGTATGCTGCCAGATATACCAGATGAAGAATATGCTAAGATGAAGCCAGAAGACTTATTACGAAACACACCAAAAGGCTATAAAGTCTGTACTGTCTGTCGTGGCAAGAAAACCAATGTATATGTTCCGGCAATATGGTACGAATGGAAGAAAGTAGACCATCTTGTTTGGCAACAAGCATATAGAAGTTTCAGGAGGTTTACAAAGTACACCCCCAAAGCGAGTGTAAAATTATTCTCATATCCATCTGATACCTTAACCGTTTCTGAAATAGATAGGGTACTCACAAGGGAAGAGGATAATAACGGTTGGGTGCCTACTGTTGTAATAGTGGATTATCCTGATATTATGACAGATGAATCTGGAAATAAAGAAGTGAGGCACAAAGAGAATAGTAAATGGATAGGTTTGAGAAGATTAAACCAAGAGAAGTCTGTGCTTCTCATTGTAGCGACACAATCAAACATGATGGGATACGGGAGTGATTCTCTAGGTGCCCAAAATGTAAATGAAGACAGGCGTAAGTTAGATCATGTTACCGCATTGTTTGGCATAAATAAGACAGATGATGAAGAGAGAAAGCGGATATGTAGAATTGGGCCTATCATGTTTAGGAAAGGTAGAGCAGATGTGGCTTATCAGGTACTTGTTTTGCAGGGACTTGAAATGGGAGTACCAGCCAGAGATTCCGAGTTTGTATTTAAGTCGGTGACACCTGTGGAAAAAAGAAAGTAAATTTGGATCGAGTTTCAGTACTTGTGAGAATTGTATAGTATGTGTGTGAGATACACTTACAAAACGAAAGGAACACCATGAAACACAGTATTTACAAAAAGTTTTCATTTGAAATGGCGCATGTTCTGCGTTCTGCGTTCAGTAAAGAATGCAACAACACAATACATGGACACAGCTACAAGCTGGGAGTAAAGCTTACTGCACCCTTAAACGGTGGCGGAATGATTCTTGACTTTAAGCAATTTGGTATGCTGATTAAGAACTTTGTAGTAGACAGGTTGGACCACGCCTGTTGGTTACACAGTGGGGAATTGTTGGAAGCGATGAAACAAATATTTCCAAACGGCAAGTTCCTTTATTGGTCTAATAAGGAACCGACTGCTGAGGTTATGGCTACATACATTTCTGTTGAACTTGGAAGATTGTTCAATAGTGATTTCCACGATAAAGTGGATTTTGAGTTAGAAATAACTCTATGGGAGACAGAAGATTCTTGTGCTATTGTTCAGGTAACGAAAGATGATTTGATAACACATCTGGTTTCGTTGAACGATTGTGTGGTGTAAGAAACGACAAAACTGTCAAAACAACCAGAAGGATAAGGTGAACCGATATGAAAACAGGACATGTTTCATGTGACGATTGCTCGTACAGCCAAATTTGCAAAGTGCCAGAAGAAAAACGGGGTGCATGTGTCATGCACACAGAAGAAGAAGTCCAAATGTTCCGAAAGAACACGATTTTCGGACGGAGCAAACAAGAAATCGAAAGAATGCAAGGCGGAAGGATAAAAGGTTAGTATGTTATGAGTCTTCCAGTTTATGAAATTCAAACCACTATCAGTGGTGAAGTAGGAGCAGTACCGGCTGGCACTGCTACTTTGCTGGTCAGGCTTGCTGGGTGTAACCTGAAATGTCCATATTGTGATGCGGTGGCAGCGCAGGACGTTAAAAATGCAACACGCAAATTTTCAAAGTCAGAATTTTACCAAATAACTGAACATATGGAAAGTAGGGGAATATCACATATCCTGATAACTGGCGGAGAACCACTCTTACATGCGGATGACGTAGTTGAATTTATAAATGATCTGCCATCACACATTTACGTAACCGTAGAGACAAATGGTACAATAGCGCCAGATGTTATACGGACGTTACTTCATAAGAATGTGGTCTTTGTTGTGGACATAAAGAACGACTTCGTTGCACAAGCTCTACTTTTTTGGCTGTACCATGCTTTATCACATGAAAGCGGTGAACATTTTACGGTTATTTTTAAAGCTGTCTGTTCATTTAAAGAAGATATAGTCTGGACATATGTGTTATTGAACAGATTGTTGGAGGATTTATTTTGTAATAACAATTTACATATGAAGCATGGCTTACTAAAGTTGCGACTATTCTTCTCACCAGTAACAGATTGTGGAATATGCAACAAACAAGTTGTGGAAGCCATCTTGGGTGAGTGTATACAAGGTAAAAAGTTTTTTGCATGTGGCAACAGTATAGCTGTCCAACTTGGGATAAATGTGCAATTACATAAATTACTTTCCAAGAGTGTTGCCGGTTGTATTATACCATAAAGTTTGATAAGTTGCTCTTGTGTTGAAGAGAACGGTGGTTCATACTTGGTGCAATTTGGAACGGGTTTCAGAATGCGCTAGGTTTGTATAGTAAGTGTTAGCATTGATAATTTCATTTATCAAAACACTTCAAAACAAAAGGAGAGAGTCCATGAGTAAGTTAAACGTGAAGCGCGATGCATTGGTCGCCGCTGTGAAGGATGTCAACAACGTCCTTGGCCTTGTGCCCAAAATCAAGACGAAAGACCGCGATGATAAAGACATTGCTGGTGATCTTGTCAAGGTAGCAAAAGGGTTTGATGAAGAGTCAAACAAGTATGTGAAGGATGACGCAATTAGCCGTGAGGATGATTTGAAGGATGGTACCTTCAAAACGTTGGAGGCTATTGGCGCTATTCCCGCTGTTGCCGCTAAGAAAGCAGGCAAGGTT